CTTACATTACCAAATTTGTGGTCACTTGTCAATAGATAAATCGTAAAATGTGTATTTACCTGTGAGTTCTTCACCAGGCCATATATCACGAATTGCAATCATAAAGAACCGTGAGTCCCTTTGTATCTTTTCAATGTTAGGATTGTCTGAATGATTATAGAATGCACCGAGTGGTGTTCTTTGTAGTTGCTCACCCCAATAGAAGTGAGACATTCCTAGTTCTGTGCCTGCTACAATGTGTGTGACACAATGCAATCCAAGTCCGTTTATATCAGATTTGCGTATTGTGACGCAATCTGGCAGTGGTCTATACATTACTCCATCTTTCTGGTTACTTCGGCAACATTAGTCCCGACACCTGTTCACGATATCCTTTAGACATCTGTTCAATTGTTTTAATAACAAAAATAACACCAGACCTGTTTATGGTCAAATCACCTGTTGGTTCTTCACCTGTCATACAAACACCATTGACAAGTCCAAGTCCCTTTTCGTTTGCTTGAACCATTCGTGGACGATTTAGAACATATTCTGTTTCACTTTCTGCCACCAATTTACCAATCAACTCTGCACCATTAATTAGCACAAGAGTTACTATATCATCTTTTTTCATACTCATCTTATTACCTCAATTTCGCCTTCAGTTTCTATGACAACACGAGCCCCGCAAGAAAGGATAGGCTTATCACTCCCCCCATACCTAACAACACTGTCTCCAAGAATTCGCACCTCGTGACAGTAAGTGTTTGACTTACCTTCTTTGATTGTGATAACTGGTTCGTCTGTCCCATGTTTTTTGTTTGCCCGTATCTTATGTTGATTTACATGAATATATTTCTTACTCATCCAAAATTCTCCACACCACTATCCTCATGTGGATACTTATCCTCTTCTACAATTTCCTCATGCCATGTCCTATAATACCGAAATGACTTTTCTGGATACCCCTGTTTCACAACCCACTTTGTTAAGTCGAAACCTGTTACAATAAACAAGTCGCACCCACTTCCAGCAATAGCCTCTTGTGGTAATGGTTTAGGAAACCCATACTTGTAACCAGCTGGTGTAGGGTCAATCATTAATTTATACTTTTTCAGTGCCTTTCCTCCGATGTGTGGCATTACGAATACGTTCCACCTTGTGTGCAATGTATTCTTCTTCATCTGCAAAGAAGTTATGTAATGCTCTTAAAATTTTAAGTTGGATAATTTTTAGGTGTCTACCCCTAGGCATCATCCACCCAAAAACTCCTGCCGCCAATACGGCATATGCACTAACTACCAGTGCTCCAAAATAATCTAAAAGTTCCATAATATATCCTTTCTTTATGTTCCTTTCTCTTAACTATAATCATCTAAACGATAATGTTTTTTGTGTGATTGATTCATCTTATCTGCATGTGCATCTAAGAGATTTGCGAAACCATGCAGAGTTGTATGAACTGAGTCTGGGTCTTTAGGTGTCCATTCTCCATCATACATCATATCTGCATAGTTTTTAATTAGCTCTGCAAAGTTGCCGATTTGCATAATCTCTTGTTCGATATCAAATCGGTCAACTTCATAAAGTGGTTTACCCATTAGTGAATAGTCTCCTCGACAAAATCAGAAGGGTTCTCAAATATATAGTTCACCTCTTCCATACAGAAATCCCAAACAAAATTGTTTATAATTTCCCACATTTCATCGTGATATACTTGTTCTGCAGCATCATCTTCCCACTCTCCAGTGTCATGGTCATATGACTCTTCAGTCAATCCTTCTGCTTCTGAGATAACCAAGTTAATGATATCCTCATCATCATACTCAATACTTTCAAAAACAGTGTCAGAGAAGAAAACATCACCCCCAACAAAGTTAGGCCCTTCATCTTCATAGGTCATTGACGCAACAATTTTTGGGTCATACTCTTTAAGAATACCGAGCAGTTTAATTACTCCATCTGTTGGTGGACTCCATGCAGATTCTCCATTAAAGTATGGTTGCACATCGTCTGCATCATAATCCTCAAAGTAACTCCACTTGGGCCCGATATGTTCTGTAGTCCAAGCATACTTCTCTGTCATCTCATAGGTAGTATCGCCCTCGACAAAGATATCAGACAACCACTTATAATCTGTGTCCTTTCGAACACGACCAAAGAGTTCTTTAAGTTTTGCTTTTGCTTCATCATTGATACGATGAAAGTTTACACTAAAATGCACATGATTAGCCATTGTTCTCGTTCTCCCAATGAATATTTTCTACATAACCAATAAGGTTACTGAACCCAATTTGAAATACACTGTATTCATTTAGTTCATCACGAAAATCTTCGATTTCCTTCAACTGTATTGGTGTGAGTTCATCAATCTCATCTACACCATAATGCTCACAGACATATTCAAATACACTATCTGAAACTTCCTGTTCAACTCGTTCTTCCCACTTGTGGATTCGTGGCCATTCAAAAGACATTGCTATTCTCCTATCGAAAAAAATTCATTCCTTAATTTAAAAGGAATCTTACATTTAGGGAACTCTTTGATTAGTTCAGAGCCCTTCGCAAAGCGAACCTTCACTAATGGAAAGTCCACTATATCACAACAAATGTATGTGATTTCTTTTGCATGGTCATGTGCTTCCTCTTGGACAAACACTCGACCTTTACCACCCATATGGGATGGTGCAAAACCTAGTCCACCTTTGGTGAAACATTTCTGGTCATATTTGTTGCCATCTTCATCTAGATGGTCATGACCTCTTTTATCTACGAAAGTTAATTTGGGAAACCACTTCGTTAGTTGTCTTTCTAAGAAGTGGGAGGCAAGTCTGCCGTCTGTAAACATGGAATCCAACTCTGATGAACTAAGGTCACCAAAAGAGATGTCTTCCACGTTGAATGTATACACCATTGAAGTGTCCATAATATCATACACCTAGTGCGTGTGCGATTTTCTTTGTGTCTTGTGGAAGACTGTTACCATCTCGCAACCATGTCTCCATCTGCTCAAAGTAAAATGCAGCATCTTCATTACCATTTTGTTCTAACACTTCTTTTGCATATTTAAAGAAGGTTACCGTTGCCATACCACCCTCATCTCGTAGGGTTGCTGGTTTCATTTTTCCAGGCCGTTGATTGCTCATACTCCATCTCCATTAATCAATTCATATGCAGCTTCTACTGCATCATAACCAAAACCACCAATGTGCCACTCATATTCTTCAGTAGGAATACAACCAGTTTTCCAATTATAGATAGAGAACTTGACGGTCTCACCCTCAGTAGTCTCTGCCTGAATTTTCCATTCTGCATTCACCTTTTCATAGGGGTCTGCATCAGTGTAAGTAGGTTTACCAAACAACTCACATAACTCAAGATAGGTTGTTTTAATCTCACCTTTTAGAGAACTCATGTTTAAGTTCACATAGTCATCAACTTCAAAATTTGCAATCTTCATAATATATACCTCATTCAATTCACTATTACATTATAGGGTATTCAACCCTGTTTGTCAAGAACTTCTTCCTTAAATTTGCGTTTTAAAAACCACTTATTTTTCTGAAAGTATTCTTCGGCATCTTTACAAGAGGGTGTTTGCCACGCAAGACATTCTCTCTTGTGTTCATACCACTTTTCGTTTATCCAAACTCTAAATTTACTAATCATTAGTTCTCCCCTTGTAACAGATAAATGCACCACAACCAGCAAAGAACAGGCCAGTCAATGCAACCATAAGCATTTCACCTAGTGTATTTGCTTGTTCCATACACTTACCATCACAATCATTTCCAGAGCCTGCAATCATCATCAGACCAAAGAAAATCATAAACGCACCAATTATATTCATCACAGTTTTCATAATATATTTACCTTTCTTAGAAACGAGCATAGTTGCGACAAGCAGCAGTCTCAACATATTTCTCTTTGATTACATATTTGTCTTTGTTCCCAGCATCTTCAACTGCTTTCAAGAAGAGAGTTGCATCACAATCTTCTTCTAGGAATCCGAACTCTTTGCTTTTGAAACTGAACTCACTAATCTTGTTGAAGAGACCATATGCCTTAATCAACTTCAAAGGCACTTTCAAATACCCATGTCCAGCATCACTATAAAAAACTAATTCTTTTGGAAATTTACTCATCATTCACTCCTTTATAATACCATTCCGAAAAACAGAGTAGTTAGTAGGAACATTACAATACCGTAAAGTCCTACCAACCCTATTAATTTAAGCACCAGTGTAAACATAACCTTTGTTCCATTTACCAATGTTAATGTCCAAGTAATATGCAATGTCAAAATAGTCAGTCATTGCGTCACTCTTGTCATACCAACCAGTTCCTTTCATTGCGGCAACCAATTCATCGTAGAATTTGGCAATCTTGTTTTCACCAACATCTCTTGCCCACTCGGCAGCATAATACTGGTTGACTTGAATATAGTCATCAACATCACCACAGTATTTCATACCTCTTTGTTCATTAACCTTTTCAACGTGTTTCTGACTAGCACCAATAAAGTCCAATGCACCTTCCCACACATTCACAACCAAACTACTGTGATGGTTGATACCAATAGTTCCCTTAACACCATACTTCTTAAGCACCTTCTTAATAGCAGGGGCAAGGTTCTTTTTCATCTCTTGACTAACATACGCCATATTTTCTCTCCTTTGTTTTCTCACTCTATACTTACAGTATACTTGTTTTCACAACAAATGTCAAGGCTTTTTTTGGCAAAAAGCCGAAAAAAATGAATAAAAAAGCCCTTGTAAATCAAGGGCTTTGCAATTATTTGAGAATTTTATCAAGTTTTTTTATCAATTCCTCTACGGAATCCTCATTTGCTTGGTATAAAACACCGATTCCACCCCTTTTGACCCACCTGTCAATGTTAGATGGTTTGTCATCTACTAGGACATTTGGGTTTCCATCAAGTTTGTCGGTTGCATATTTCTCTTTCATACCTGTAAAAATCAACTTATCAATATCAGGCATCATAATATGTGCCTCTAACCACCTACGTTTCCAGTATGCAGAGTTGTCCCTGTCACCAGTTAGTGGTGAAGAACATATACCCCAATCACCATAGGTCATTGCATAGTTAATCAATCGGTTTGCAGATGGGAACACATCAAGAGTATTGAAGAAGTCAGTCCCTCGCAGAGCAGCAATTGACTTCTCTTTGTCTTGTATTTGTTTCCAATGTTTCTTACCAGACCTCACTGCAAATGCAGAGAAGAAATCAGCAAGAACACCATCCATATCTAGATATAATGTCATCATTTATTTCCTTTCACTTTTAACCGCATGGCGGCCATTTTATTATAATCTTCCAACCATTTCTCTGGTGACTTGATAGTCTGAGAGATAGTCATTTTTACTTTGTGGGCACGAAATTGACGTTTCAATTCCTTTGCCACTTCAGTTCCTAGAAACCGTGATATAAGTTTAACCAATGTCTGGCGAAACGGTAAGTCATGGTGCATGTGACCAGCAGTGTGAGCCAGTTCATGAAGAACCACCCACTTATTCATGCCACAAGAAGGTTGTAGTGCAACCCCACGATATGATGCCTGACCAGCAACACGAGCATTGTAGTTCACTGTTTTCATAATACGCAGGGCAGGACTAGTCTGTCCACGTTGAGTGACCAGTGATTGGTATGTCTTAGATTTTACTACACGTTTGTAGAACTTGGTAATGTCTTTTTCAGACATAGACTCTCTTGCTTCTGGGAACTTACGTTCAGTAGCCCACTCTGATTTGTAGACTTTGTTCCGTCCACTATCAACATAAGAGTTCTGTAGGCGTCCAGTTTTCTGTTGTTTCAACTTCTTCTGGACATAATTCGCATACTTATTCGCAAGGTCATTACCCATCTTACCAGTGGCAAGTGCCATCTTGTATGCTTCATGGGAATCGACTGTTCCGACAAATTTAATCATATTTGTAACCTCTTTTCATCTCAACTTATACAGCTATGCTATCATAACAATACCCCCTTGTCAATAGCCTAAATGAAAAAAAATCAAAAAAAAAGCCCTGAAAAATCAGGGCTTTCTAGTTTTATGCAGCTTTTTCTATTAACTCCATTGTCCGTTTTCTTAAAATTTCATCCCACAGTCGGGCATCTTTTATCTTCTCAACCTCAGTTTTTCGAGTAGTGTTCCGTTGGAACTTCATTTTTTGTAGTCTGTTTTTGAGTTTTGTAGTCATTCTAATCCTCTCTAAGTTAAACGAATGTCAATAACGAATGAGTTTTTAGTTGTCAGCCTCCTTATACTTTACTAGTAAGTTACATCTCCAGTATCCTCAGAGCCAGGTGGGACAATCTCATCTATAGGATTGCCACCATCTGGTAGAGGAACACCGTAATCTGGATATGGTTGTCGAACTGCATCCCGAACTACTTCCATGTTGATAACATGCTTATACTGACCATCACCTCTACTGAAGTTGTGTTTCAGTTTTCTTATCAGATACCGACCACTATAAAAGGGGTCTTTGTCTTCTTGTGCTAAGAGTCCTTGGTTACGCATGTCAATTCCGACCATATCACCTGCCTGCAAGGTTGTATTGCCAGGCACTTCTATTCTTAATGTGAGTGCAGAGTCCATAGATGTAAATCTACCTCTTCTTCTCTGCAACCACATATCTGTTCCTATGTAATCATATTGACCACCATGTCTTGCAGAGAATAAACCAGAAGGACTGTCTCTATCTACTGCTTGCATATAAATCATGGATTGGTCATAATCAGATATTCTGTTGTTGTAATCATCTCTGGCTTCTGATGCCAGTGGTGAATTTTGAGAACCATATGCATTATATTCATCCACATGTATGTCTTCCTCAAAATTATCAAAATAATTGTAAGTGAATTTCTCTGTTGTTTTGTTTATTAAATCAATCATCGTAAGACTAGATGCATACATCCCTTTTCTCATATTCATCATAACATCTGTTGTATCAACAACACTATAATTTTGGATGTTATGTAAGATACGAATTGGATTGGGAGTCTTTTCGTTACCATCTAGTGCATTGGGAGTGTCTTCCCTATATGTCCATCTGACATTCTTTCTGTCCATCATACTATCTACAGTTCTAAAGAAGAACCCCTTGATAGTTTCATAGAACAGGAATGTTGGTGCAAAATTGTATTCTTTAGATAAGCATCTTTTACCTATCGCATTGATGAACTCAAACGGTCTCATGTTTGGAGCAACAAACTTATAGTTGTTTGATGTTAGTTCATAATAGAATTCTTTCTGTGAATTAAGAAGGTCTTCATCTCTAAGAATTTTCTTAATCATATCCTCTGAAGGTTCTCCTTCAAAAGACTGAGCCACCCTAATACGGTTGCTCCTCATTGCCTCTGGTGTTGTAAAGGATAGGGTAAACGCAGTAGTCTGGTCATTAACTTGAACCTTACTGTCAATCTTATAGATGTGCAAAGGTGTATCTGTGAAGTTTATGGCCATACCTCTACTATTATCATCTCCATCGTTTGGAGTGACAATTCTTAGTTTTAGTTTTTCTTGACCGATGATTGGTAAGTTAGTTAAAAGGTTGTTTGTGTCTACTAACGCAATTGTGCCAGTTAGTGCATTTCGAAAAATATCTTCATAGATACTTACTTCTGCAAACTGGTCTTTTAGGTCTACTACTGCACCACTAGTGGTATAGATTTCGCAGACCTCAATAATATATTCACCGGCATACTTGATTTCTGCCATTACTACTTGCCTTGCATAATTGTATCAAACTCATCTTTGATGCGTCCGATGTAATTTCTTGATACCAGTTTAATTCTTCTTTTCTTTTCTTGTTCTGCCTCTTCATACTCAATATTAGTAATTGGTGTTGCGTCTACTGGAATGTCTGTCGCAGATTCGTTTGGTAGTTCGATTGTAAACTTCGTGTCACCCGAATGTTGTGTATAAACGTAATGTTGAATATCATCTACATTATCATACTTAGAATGCACAAACTTTTCAAATCGTTCAACTGACATAGGCCAGTCAGTATATACATCTCTAATATTATTTGCTACTAAAACAATCCAATGATACTTGGTATCACCATATATTTTGTGTGCAACCATCTCTGGGGTCTCTCCATCAGTCACATCATAAAAATCAAAAGACACACTGTTTAGTAGTGCATTTGTTCTGAATCTCACTCTACGAGTGATATCAGTCATCTGAACAGAAGCCCCATTATCATATGCATCGTATTCAAATTTTGGAAATTTTCTAAAATACATCTACTAGAATCCTTGTGCAATTTTTTCTTTAGTAACAATTTCAAGTTCTTTAAATGATAGTGTCAACTCTGTTTCTACTGGTTGGTCATCTTTAAAGAACTGTGGTCTTTCTCCACCATATTTAACATCAACTGCTTCCAGAACACACGTTCCAATCTTATGAAGATGTTCGCCAGGAGTATATTCAATATCAAATGTTGATGGTGATACTAGGGTTCTACCAAGGGCATCCCCTGTTGTTGAAGTTGCAAACTCAGGCATTGAATGTAATCTAAACATGGTTACAATATCGGATATTCTTTGTGCCTCTTGTGCAGACCGTGGAAGTAATCTAAAACTAAACTGGAATGACCTACGGTCAATACCTTCGAATTTCATCTCTGTTCTATTGTTTGTTACTTTACCTTGACTAATTGCAAGTGCGGCAGATGCTCCTGTCATACCAGCACCTTCCAATGCAGCAACGGCACCCGACTTTGCTGATTCTTTAAAACTATCTACAAACCCACTAATGTCTGATTCACTCTTACCCTGTATGGCTTTCAACATACCCAAACTACCAGCAACCATCGCACCGATTTCTGCTTCACCGTAGTTCGCCTTTTGTGATACTTGAATTTGACTAGGCATGTATAGACAAATAGAACCTAATGTCCTAATTGTTGGGGCTCTTTCTAATGTGCCTGGCAGTCTTTCAGAATTGGTTCCATTGCTTACATATGCACCAACCGAAAAGTTTGCAGAACCGTGTGACTGTTCGTTGATAAAGAATTGAACATAGTGTCTAGTTCTAGACATTGTTCCTACATCTGCTGGATATACTAAACCACCACTTCTGAAGGATTTAGATGCATCAGATATTGCAGTGGTAGTTGTGGCAGTATTCGATGCGAATTCACTTGCCCAGTTTCTTAGTCCATTTGCTATGTTATCAATTGCCATCTATAAATATTCCTATAAAACATGTTTTAAGCATTTAAAGTATTTATAAGGTTTGTCATGGCATACAGTGGTAGATATAAAGTAAAAAATCCAAAGAAATATAAAGGTAATATTGACAAGGTATATTACCGTTCTTCTTGGGAGCTCAAGTTCATGAACTATTGTGATAGAAACCCTGCCGTATTGGAGTGGGGTTCTGAAGAAGTTGTCATACCATATATATCCCCCCTTGACGGTAGAAGACACCGTTATTTCCCCGATTTTTACATAAAAATTAAACCCAAATCAGGCCCTATCAAGAGGATTATTATTGAGGTCAAACCTAAGAAACAATGTTCTGCACCAGATATTCCTAAAAGAAAGACTAAAAGGTTCATTAATGAGGTGAGAACGTGGGGTGTTAATAAGGCAAAATGGCAGTCTGCAATAGAGTATTGTAATGACAGGGGTATGGAATTTAAGATTTTAACTGAAGACCATTTGGGTTAGATGTATAAATAGAGGTATGGGATATTTTGATGAGATAAACAAAAGAGCTGGTGGTAGGGATTTAAGTGTTCGTTGGTTTCGTAGCAAAATCAAGGAACTCGGAACTCCAGACCAAAGGCAGCTTATACGAGAAGGACTAGTAAAGACTAGACCAGCAGTTGGTCAGATGAATTTCTTTATCTATAGTCCTAAATATAAATACGATAGAAATGTATTACCATATTATGACCAGTTCCCTCTAATTATGCCTCTTCAGTCTGATAATGGTATGGTTATGGAAAATGGTTCTTTTCTTGGATTGAATTTTCATTACCTATCAATACCTATGAGATTGAAGTTATTGAACCTAATTACTGAATTTGCAACTGATGAGAAATATGATGAGTCTACAAGATTTAGACTTACATGGAACCGTATTAAAAGAAATAAACTGGTATGGCCGTGTGTTAAGAGATATCTGGTAGACCACACAAAATCACCATTTCGGGTCATTGATGCAGAGGATATGATGACAGCAGTTCTATTACCAGTTCAGAACTTTAAACATGCAACTGATGGACAGGTATATAATAGGTCTAGACAAGTAATGAGAAGACCAATCGGAGGACAATAACAGATGGCAACCTATGATTATAATGCATTTAATAGTGCAGTAAGTAAAGGTAATGCAAGACCTAATAGGTTTGAGGCAATCATATCTCTCCCACAATCTTTGGGAGTATCTTATCAAACGCAAAAAGATATGAATGTTCGTATTGCGTCTGTGACTATGCCTGGCAAAAATATTCGAACAACAACAGATGAAAACGTATATGGCCCAACTTATGAAGTTGCACAGGGGATTACATATGCAGAAGAAATTAGTGTAACTTTTCTTCTTCAAAACAATCATGACCAAAGATGGATTTTTAACACATGGCAAGATTCTATCGTTGACCCCTCTTCTTATGATGTTTCTTATTATAATGAATATGTCACATCAATGTTAGTTTTTCAAATGGATGAAAATGACAGATATACCTCTGGTATTAGTATTAAAGATGTCTTTCCAAAAACAGTCGAAGCAGTAGAATATAATTCTGGAACATCTAACGAAAACATTGTTGCAACTGTAAACTTTGCATTTAGAGAATGGGTTCCGTTGGATATTGATTATAACTCTGGTAGATATGTTGAATATCCAGAATACGCACCCACAATGATAAGAGCATTGAGAGGTAAATCCTTTGCTCAATCACTTGGTGCAGACAAGTTCCCCATAACTAGTAGACCAACATCTACTAATTGGGTTGATTCTGTCCCTGGCAGACAAAAAGGAATATTTGAAGATGCTGGTAAAGCATTTAATCAAGTAATGGGTGCAAGGAACCAAGTAGTTCAAGCACAACAAAAAGTAATGGCCTTTAAGAATTTCTTTAAGGGCATCACCAAATCTAAGAACCCACTAGGAAATTTGGGTATCGGTGGATTTGGTGGATTTTAAATTGTAATGTAAATAGGAGAAAATATAATGGCATTACCAAAACTGGCCTCGTCCAAGTATGAATTGACGCTCCCTTCAACTGGTGAAAAAGTTGAATACCGTCCCTTCCTTGTAAAAGAGGAAAAAATCCTTCTGGTTGCACAAGGCACTGGCAATGAAGGAGACCAAATCAACGCAGTCGTAGAGATTATTGATGCTTGCACATTCAATAAACTTAATGTTCATGAACTACCGTTCTTTGATATTGAGTATATCTTTCTACAACTTCGTTCAAAATCTGTAGGTGAGGTTAGTCATCTAACTGTCACTTGTCCAGATGACGGTGAAACTAAGGTGGATATAGATGTAAATCTAAATGAACTGGAATGTGTCAAACAAGAAGGACATACTAATAAACTTGAATTAACAGACAATATTGGTATTGTTATGTCATATCCAAAAATTGATGCAATCAGTAAAGTTGGCAATGTTGAGGAAGACCCTTCTAAGGCATTCGATGTTATCAAAGCATCAATCAGTCAAATTTACGACCAAGAAAATGTATATGATAAAGCAGACATGAATGACAAAGACTTAGATGAATTCATTGATTCTATGACTCATGGACAATTGGAATTGATTCAAGGATTTTTCCAAACTATGCCAAAGGTTAAGAAAACACTTAAAGTAAAGAATCCAACTACTGGTGTAGAGAGTGATATCACACTGGAAGGGATGGCATCTTTTTTTTAGTAGCCCTCTCTCATATGAATCTGACTAGTTATTATCAGATGAATTTTTCGTTAATGAAACATCATAATTGGTCTTTATCCGATGTAGAATATATGATGCCATGGGAGAGGGAGATATACACGAACCTTCTCATGCAATATCTTGAAGAAGAAAACATGAAAGCTCGTCACGAAAAGAGTAAGAATAAATAATAAAAAAGACAAGGAGAGAGATATGTCTGAAGAGGAAAAGAAAGTATTCCATCCAGCAGATTCAAATGGGGATGGTAAAGTATCAAAAGAAGAACAGGATATGTATCTTGAGTTCAAACGTAAGGAACTTGAAGATGCTGACCAACGTAGAGATGCTATGCGTAATATGGCTTGGTTTGCCCTGTTTGGTATGTTACTGTATCCATTTGCAGTTGTTATTGCAGCATTGATTGGATTGGATGGTGCTGGTAAGATTCTCGGAGATATGGCTCCAACATACTTTGTATCAGTTGCGGCGATTGTTGCGGCATTCTTTGCTGGTAACGCATATTCTGATAACAAAAAGAAATAAGGTTTTTATAGATGTCTGATTTTAACAAGGTTGTTCAAGAACTTCAAAAGAATAGAATTCTTCAAGAGGGTGCAAACGCTCGTCTGAAAGAGATTGACTCTAATATGGATGACGCTTCTATCAGTTTAAGAATGATAGAAGAAAAAGAGAAAACCATTGTTAAAGAGGCTAAAAGTCAAACTAAAGAAATCCAAAAACAAACCAAAGAGCAGGCCAATCAAACCAAACAAACTAAAGGTCTGACTGATGGTATTGGTGGGATTGTTAAAAGTGATATTGGTGGGGGTATTAAGAAACTTACCAGTAACATAACAGGCCCAATGGAAACATTTGCAAATGCAATTCCTGGCGTGAATACTTTGGGTAAGGTGTTAGGTGCTGTTAAAGATAATGCACTCGCAGCAAGCAAATCTGGTGCAGCCGATGTAGAAGTTAAACGAGAAGATGCTCGTGCAAAGAAAAAACAAACAACTCTACTAGGACAAATGGTTAGAGGAATATCTGACCTAAGAGAAAGTTTCATCAAAGGACTAGGTAAACTTGGAGAAAAGGGTGCAATGGGTCTTGGTGTTCTTGCTGGACTTGTTCTTGCACCTATCGTTGCTCTTGGTGCATTCTTTTCTCAACTTGCAAAAGAAGTTAAAGTTTTAAATGTTTTAACTGGTGGTAGACTTGCAAAGATATTTGCTCCAATAACAAAATTCTTTATGGGAATAAGGAATGCATTTAAAGGTGCCGGATTTCTAGGTAAGATAGGTAAAACTATCACTGGTGTAATTAAATTTATAAAAAATATATTCGCACCACTAGTCAGAGTCGCAAGAGGTTCTGCCGCATTCATGGGTGGACTAGCACCTATTCTAAAATTCGCAGCCACTATTGGTAGAACATTAGGTAAAATATTCCTACCTATTACAATCCTTATGGGTGTGTTTGATTTCGTAACTGGATTTATGAAGGGTTATGAAGAAGACGGTATCATTGGTGGTATTCGTGAAGGTATTATTGGAGTGGTCGATGGACTAATTGGTGGTCTAATTCGTTTGGTTACTGGTGGAGTTACATGGATTCTAGATGCAATCGGACTAGATAACTTCGCCGCAAAAATTACTCAAAATGTTAATGAAGCAATTGAAGGTGTCTATGAAGCATTCAGAGGAATCTTTGATGTTATTAAAGGTATCTTTACCCTAGACTTTGCATTAGTTGGTTCTGGTATTGCATCTATCTTTGATGGTGTTATTGAAATTCTAACTGCACCTTTTGATATGATATATGGTCTGATTCAAGATGCATTTTCTTTTGTTGGTTTCAGTTTACCAGATTTCGATTTGGCAGATTTTATTAAAGAATCTATTAACTCTGTTATAGGATGGTTTACAACATTATTCACTGACCCTGTAGAAGCACTGAAGACACTTTGGTCTAGTCTAGTAGGGGATGGTGGTCTTGTAGATTTGATATTCAAACCTATTGATTCAGCCATCAATTGGGTATTAGGAATCTTTGGTTGGAGTGATGAGGACAGTGAATTTTCTCTCACACAAATGGTCAAAGATGTTATTAATTCAGTATTCAGTTGGATTGGGACTTTGTTCACTAATCCAGTAGAAGCACTTAAATCCCTATGGACAACACTCCTTGGTGGGTATGATAGTCTAACCTCTCTTTTATTCGCACCGATTGATGGTGCAATTAATTGGGTAATGGGAATCTTTGGATGGGGTGACCCAGAAGGTGAACCGTTCAGTTTTAAAGCACTTGTTTCTGGAATGTTTACTGCTGCAAAAGATTGGGTTACTGGTTTATTCAGTTTTAGTGACCCAGAAGGTGAACCATTTAGTTTCTTTGGTCTTGTTTCTGGAATGTTTACTGCTGCAAAAAATTGGGTTACTGGTTTATTCTCTTGGAGCAATCCAGATGGTGAAGAGTTCAGTCTTTTTGGAATAGTTACCAGTGGTATTAAGAATATATTCAGTTGGATTACTGGACTGTTTGATATTAATATTGGTGACGTTATTAAAGGGTTTATTCCTAATTGGGTGATGAAATGGTTGCCAGATTCACTATTTGGTGGTAGTGATATTCCAGAAGAAGAACCAGAAGGAAGAGCAGTTGGTGGGCCTATTAAAGCAAATAGACCTTACATTGTTGGAGAAAGAGGGCCAGAACTTATTGTGCCCAATGGAGCAGGTCAAGTCATGACTGCTACAAAAACTAGTGGTTTGATTAGTGCGGCATCTGAGAATGCGGCTATGTCTAGAGCCGGTGGTTCTCCAGTGATTGTCAATAATGCACCGACAACTAATATTAGTAATGGTGGTAAGTCTGCAACTTATATACCAGTGTCAATTGGTGACCAATCAACACTAGCATGGAACGGAACTAACTTTTAACTACACCGTCTTTTTCGTGAACTTTAACTAACCAACCGCCTTCGTTTACACGAAAGACATCTCCAGGCTTGTAAAGATAATGTTCTTTCTGAGTGCCTTCTTTAGTTACACCCATTACTTCACCTTCCCAATCACCTCTAACTTTAAAATTAGGGCCTGCTTGGTCGATGGTATAATCTAACCACATCATTTGTGTAACTCCATTATCTCTTTTGAGGGATTACCAATAAACTCAAAGTAACCATTTGGGCCAACTCTAAACTCATCACCAATATCAACTTCTACATCATCAATTACAAAATGTTTATCTTCTTTATTCTTTTCAGACAAAATACGAAAACCATTTTCAAATTTCATTAAAAGTAAATTTTTCCACAACATTTTTATTTCCTTTCTATTTTGTTGTTGCTATGAAAACACCATTCCAATCTTTAGGTAGGTCTTGTGTCTTCATATATTCGCATCGTTCAATCCACATCTCATAATACTTAGTCATCTGCTTATCAAAGTGGTTTTTCAATTTTTGACAAATCCATATTGCTTTTTCAAAGTCTTGTGACCTATATGATTCGTGCATCTCATCGTGCATCTGTTTACTCTTACCATACTTCGCAAGATTAATCTCATGTGTATTTAATACTGTATATATTCTAATTCCAACACTTTTACCTTTTACTGCGAGTTCATCTATCTTTAGATAAAAGAAATCATCTTTAGTTACATCGTATGTGTTCTCTCCAACTAAGAGGACGCATCCGTATTCTTTACATTTGCTTTCGATTCTGGCGGCTGTTGAAACAGCATCTCCCAAAACGTCATATGAGTGTCGTTGTGTCGAACCCATTTCACCAAGATATCCAAGGCCTGTGTTGATACCAGCCCCCATTCCGACTGGCGGTCTACCTTCTTTTGTGATTTTGTCATTAAACTTCTCCACTGCTTTTAACATATATAATCCTGTTCGAACTGCCGTCTTTGGATGGTCGGCATCTTCGATAGGAGCATTATGAATATGCATAGATGCATCACCAATATACTTAATCACCATTCCGTCACTATCTAAAATTGGTTGCGTGATTGCATCCATATATCCGTTCATAATTTTTGTAAGTCCTTTTACGTCATCTCCAAATGACTCACCTAATGGAGTAAATCCTCTTAGGTCTGAAAAACAAATAGAGACTTCCTTTTTCATTCCATCTTTAATTAGTGATGGGTTCTCTTGTAGAAGTCTTACAACAGTAGGTGATGCATAACCAGCAAACTGTTTTTTAATTGCTTGTTTCTCAAAAAATTCTTTTGTAAATCTGTTGAATATCGCATGGAATCCAACTAGAGTTGTTACGATAACAATCCAACTCCAATCCCATAATTGTAAATGATTTATGAAGTAATGATAAGAACCGTAAGTGGCACCCAATGGGATACCAACAATGAACAATCCAGACAACCAATAAGGTGTATATGCGGCAAGAAGTATTAGGAATATACCTAGTGTAATTGCACCACCCCATTCTAAGAATGTTGCCTCTGGTAATCTAACAATAGTATCACCATTTAGAATTGTTTGTAGAGATATTGCGGCAGGAAGATGTGCATACATTTCACCTTTCGGTGTTGCAACAATGTTTGCAAGTCCTTCAGCAGTTATGCCAATGATAACAGTCTTGCCTGCGAGAGAACTGTAATCATTTTCACTTGCACTAATTGTAGGAAATTGTTTGTTAAATCTTAACCAGATTCTACCGAATGAATCTGTTTTTATAGTTTGATATTGTGGAACACGCATTGCGGTTATTCCACCTTCTTGTGTTTTTACTTGATATGATGGGTCACCAACTGCAACACGAATAGTTTCCATTGCAATAGATGGATATACTTCATCACCAACTCTCATTAAAAGAGGTAATCTACGAACTACTCCGTCAATCTCTGGAATTGTATTTACAACACCAACACCATCTGCATTGTCTCCAAGTAAAGGTATTGGGCCCAACATTCCGTTCCATTCGAATAACCAAGGTAAAGGGTCACCTATCTTCGCAACTCCTCTTGGAACTGGATTCTTTATTTGAAATGTGTCTTGAGAGGAACCTGTTTGTGCAATAACCACACCATTACCGACAAGTGCTTGTGCCAAGTCCATGTCACCACCAAGTCTATCCTGTTCTGAGAACAAAACTGGAAGAACAATTATACCAACACCAGATTCTCTTAACTTCCAAATGATGTCTGCAATGACTGTTCTTTTCCAAGGCCATTGTCCATACTGTTCAATAGACCTTTCGTCTATCTCTAGTATTGCAATATCAGATGATGTTGTGGGTATATCGTATTGCTGGACTAAATCGAATGATTTTAGTCGTAGAGTTTGTTTAACAAATGGGTCGTTCCAACCCCAAAAAGATAATACTGCAAGTGTAAGAAATGCAGTTGCCCAATGTGTAATCCATTTCATACATCTATTTATAGTGAGATGGATTAAACATTTTGTCCCAACGTGGGCCTACACTTTCCCAATAATGTCTACTTACGTCACCGTGACTATAGACACCCCAAAACAAAAATCCAATTGCAGTTAGAGCAATGATACTACCTTTTAGCATCTCGGTTATCCCAAGGTGCATTCTCATAACAACCAGCAGGCATTTTGTCTTTGTAGTTCGCCCATGCTCGATAACCACCATTACCATCGAATTCAATACCACTACTTTCAAATGGCATCTCTCTTGGTTTACCCCAACACCTATTCAAACTTTGGCCTGGGACTCTGTAACGTGGATTGTGTTTTAGAAAATCTTTAAGTTCAGCATTCTGTGCTTGGATTTGTGGAATTTTCCATGCATTGTAACAATTTGATGCAGCAATAAAATCTATAGAATCAAAATCACTACCTTTACGGCTTTCTTCAACACACTGTTTTAATATTTCATTATTAATGTTTGCATTTGCAACCCCTGTCCAACAGACAAGTGCGAACAATAGCAAACATACTGCTATAATATTCTCTCTCATTTTTACTCTCTCTCATTTTGCTCTCTTAGTATTGTGTTACTGAAACACTACACCCATTTGCATTGGTGCAGAACTGTGTAACACTGTATGAATTTAATCCTGTATCTTGCCAACTACTCCCTAGTTGTTGAGCATTAACAGTGACAGGCCCACCAGCATTAGTTACATCTATATTAGCAACATTACGCATTGACCTTTGATATACTATTACACTATTATCATCACCAGTTACACTGATGTTTGCTTCGACTTCTCCATAACTATCACTTTGGTGTTTTACTGTATTATCATCACCGTCAATCTCAATATTACTTTCTTTAAGTCCACCCCAATCCATATTACTATATGGGTGACTTCCGTTACTATGGTTTGAAAAGATGTTTTGTGCTTTATTACGGTCACCAACAATATCAATATTGGTTATATTTTCATTAGTATTATTTTGTCCAGTTGCATGTGCTACGACAACATAATTGTCATTTCCAACTGTGCTACTTGCTACGGTAGCATCATCACTTGCGACACCATCTGCCCAGCCATGTGCGTTGCCGTTCATATCTGTGCAATTTGAATCATTGTTGATAGCACAATACTGAAAGTAGTTGTTATCTCCCTGTTGAACTATAGTCATTTCAAGATTGTCACCAACTTGATTGACATATATTTCATTTGCAAATACTGGAAATGTAAATATTAAACTACTGAGACTGTATAACAGAAATTTCATTTCCCCCACCCTCTCCTATATTATAATCATAGGTTTCAAATTGCCCCTGTTCTACATCAAAGGTGTAATCGTTATTTTTGTTTAATGTGAATTGGAAAAAGTTTCCTGCTCCATCATCTCTTCTGTATATCCAATTTGGTGATTGGTCATACAATTCTAAACCTGTTTCTGGGTCTTTACCCAACTTAACCGTTGTTGTCTTTTCAAATTCACTCCTCATCTGAAGTGCCAACATTTCATTAAGTTGGTCTAATACATCGTATAAAAATCCGTTTGCGAGATAATCTACATCCAAATCTGTAGTCCATGTAGTATCTTCGTCTATTTCTAATTCGTCTTTATTCAATCCGTCAAATTCTAAGTAATCTATTCCTAAAAAATCTGCGAGTTTCCTTGTTCTTTGATATTCTGCATCTTCATCAAACTCCACTGGTTTTCTAACAATCAATAGGTTACTAATCATTGATTCATCTATTGATAACTTTAGTGGGTTAGATGGTATAGTCTTTTGCGTTGTCACAATCGTAGCCTGAAAGGCTTGATTTAATACTACCATTCCAACATCAGATTCTACTGTTATTTCTCCAACCACACAATTTCCATAACTGTTGCAACTAGGTAATAGAATAATCATACTAGAACCAGTTTCATCCACCGTCATGGAAAAGTCTGTGCCTCGAACACCAATAACTGCTGTTGGGGTTGTAATCTTCACATTCTGTCTGGAATTCTTTGCGATTTGTCCAGACGCATATCTTACAGTTCCAAATGATGATTTAAGTGATAATGAACCTGTCTTTGTATTAGGGTCATACACAAACTCATCAATAAC